TCGAAAGGAGGGTAAGGAGTTCCGAATGCCGAGAGGTTTGTCCAGAGCATGCCGTTGACAGGTGCCATCATCTTTCCGTCAACGAGTTCACCACCAGCCTCGATCCAGCGTGCCATCCAGTCCCGAGGTTCCCGGCGCGGGTGAAGACGAACCAGCTCCCAGAAGGGGAACTCGTCGAGCGTCGCCTGCGCCTGCGCATACCTACCGTAACCACGCGCTCGGTCCCGGTTCATCTGGATGATCAGGTCCAACCGCTGGTCCGAAGTCAGGTCTTGAATCGAACCTTCGAGCCCGGCCGGCGCCTCATACCCTGTCCCCTCGACAATCCCGCGCAACATATCGCGCGCCTCCATCGGGCTCACCTCTTTGCGCAGCACCTTCTCGGTCGTATCGCGGATGCCTTCGAGAATGCGCGCCTTGTGGACCTTCGCGTTACCGATCGCCTGCGCACGAATCTGCCGACGAATCCGAGACTGCTCTGCAGAATCGATGTTGCCAGGAAGCCGTCCGCTTCCGGCCAGTTTCTTGAGTGCCAACTCGAGTGTTCGCGAGGTTCTAGAGGCCATCTTGATCCTGTCGCTCGAAGTCCTCCTCGTGGTCGTACTGGTAATCGTAGTTGATTGCCGGCCGACCAGTCTCAACTCCGGCGGCGTCGTCCGAGGCTGGCCCGGGAATCATTGGCCCCTCGCACTTCGCTACGTCCCGAAGGACAAGAATCGCCGCTTCGGCATCCGCCTTCCGCTGCTCGGTCGGGTCCAGCACCTCGCCGTAGCACCGGCTCATGATGCGCAGCACGATGATCGATAGCGCATTGTCGATCAGAACCTTCGGCACCTGCCCATCGGCTCCGAGCGTGTTGCGCGAACACCCTGCAACGTATCCGCGCACCAAGTCCGTCACAGCTGCGATGAGCAACGAGATCGGGTCACCCTCGCCGGCATCCAGCGCGGCGTTTCGATAGGCCGCAAGCTCAGCTCCGCTAAGCCGCGTTGCGATGTCTGCCTCCGTGATTGCTCGCCAGTTCGCCATGTGTTGATCCTGGAATGGAAAACGGGCGGAACCGTGTGGCCCCGCCCGTCGCGCTCCCGTTACCCTGCATCCTCACTCACTATCCGCCAGGAAACCAGCCGGGCGGAAATCACGGGCCACCGTAAGGATAAGTCAAGGCCCACGGCGGTTTGCCAGCGATCTTCGCCACGAGGTTCGTACAGGCCGCCCCGTTGGTTGCCGTGTTCACCATCGAAGGACCGATGCGCAAGTATCCGAAGCCGCCGGTCGTGATATTGGTCACGGCCGTCCGTTCAAGCACACCGGTGAACGTCAGGAGGATACCGTTGACTTGCGTGGTCTCAGCCGTTACCCCATCGATGCTCCGATGAATCGGAACCGATAGCGTCGCCGCCCCGGGGTTCGTCGCCATCAGTTGCCCGGTGAGTTGCAGCGCTACCACATCATGCCGGCGCACGTCAACCCACAGGTAATTGGTGGCGGTCGTGTTGACCGTCAGGGTCGAAGGAAACTCCGTCAAGGTGGTGGGCGTGTATTCCGCCACGTAAGTCCTGGGAAGGTCCGCGCCATCCGTCCGCACGCCGAGCCAGATGCACGTGAGAACAATCGCTGTGCTAAGCCAGAAGTTGAATCGGTGTTTGAACATAATCTTGTCGATTGGTTGTTCTGATTTCGACGCTCCGTGATTCGATTACGGAGCAACCGACGTGAAGTTGAGCCGCTTGCCGGCCGCGGAGTTCGTAACCACCACGTCATGCGACCAGTCGAACCCGGCCACCTCAGACCGGCCGTCTTCCGTCGTGTAGGTGCGGGGCCCAAGCCACCGGCCTGCGAGGCGCATCGTCTTCATGAACGAAGGATCGCGGCGGGTCGGGTTGGTGGCAGCAGCGAAGATCAGAACTGAATTCGTCAGCAGATACGCCATGCTGGTCGTCAACCCCTCGGCCGTCGAATCGGTGGCGGCACGTGCCACCATGATTTCCGGATTGCCGGTGAAGAGCGTTCGCGCCTCCTCCTGCGTCACGTTCGGAATGGCCTTCGACCCAGCAGCGACGAACCGCGACCTGACGTAGGTCGAGTTCTTGAACAGGCGCCATGCGGTCGGACCGAATAGAAGCCGCAGGTTCGTAATGCTCCCGCCAGCCGCGGCCAGCGCGACGATGTCGATCTGTTCATCGATGGCGTTGACCGGATCATTCGCCAGTACGTTCACGTCGGTTCCGGCGCCCAGGGCGGTCAGAGCCGCGTTGATGGTGTCGCGCTCGTGTGACAGCGTCCCGATCTGCGCGGCCATATCGGCAGCCTCGCGCATCGCGTTCTCGCCGGCCTCGGCCGATTCGGCGATCTCCTGCTCATCGAATGCGATGTCCACGGCGTTCGGAGTGCAGTTGTAGTTGTTGTCCGTGGCATCCCAGCCGACCCGGACCGCCTTGCCTTGCGCCGGCCGAATGGTGTTCGGGAGGCGGAAGCGGTTCTTCTCAGAGTATGACTTGTACCGGCCGATGGCGGCCGCGACGTTGACGGTCGGGGCCAAGAAACCTCCGACCGGTGTGATGGTCGAGGCTGCGACGCCCTGCGCGTATTCAAGAACCAGCGGACTGGAACCAAGATTTGCGAGTCTTCCCATGTTCGTTGTGCGTTAAGATTTCGGTTGCAAGTTCGCTTGTTGTTACGTCACGACGACCGTTGCGGGGGCCGGCCGAATCAGAACGTACTGCCCGGCGGTCGCGTCCTCCTCGGCATAGCCAACCCGGAAATAGGTGTCGGCAGCGATCGGTTGAGTCTGAACCTTTCCGAAGGTCCCGGAGAGCACGACGGAATCACCAGCCGTGATGGCGCCGGCCGCGATGCACCGGACGTTCTGGTCCGGAGACAGAGGCAACACATACACCTTGTCGCCAGCCGTGTAGCTGGCTTCCGGAACGTCCACGATGACGAACGGGCACCAGTCGGCGACATCTGTCGGCAGAGTCACCTCCGCCTTGCCGTCCGCACCGCTCGTCAGCTTGACGAGGTACATCTCCTTGCCGGTCAGGTCCGCGTCAGCCGTGAAGGCGAGCCTGCCCTGCGTCACATTCGATTGAATCGCGCTCATGATTTTCTCTTTGGAATTGGTTGTTGTTGGATCGCTTGTTACTTCGTCGCGGCGGCACGCTTCCGCATGCGCGCCTCGTCGGTCGCGGCGGCGAAGGCGCGGTTGTACCCAAAGCCAGACGTGGCCGAAAGTTCGGCGGCCCGCAACCCAATTGCGGCAGCCTCGCTAGCGGTGAAGCCGGGGTTCGGATCGGCATCGGCGGAGCCAGGGTGCGCCCGGTTGCGCGAGTCATGCATCGGGGTCCGGCCGGAAGCGCCACCCGAAGCCTCGGTCTTCACGACGCTGAGAGCCGCGATGGTCGCCTCGCGATTCTTCGTCAGCATCTCGCGGAGCTTTCCCTCGTCCGTCACCGTGGCCTTGAACCGGAGAACGTCGTGCTCGATCAGCTCCTTGTTCAGCGCCTCGATTTTGTTGCGCGCGGTCTCGCCGGCGGCCGTCAGTGCCGTGATGGTGGCACGCATCTTCGCGACTTCCTCGGGCTTGCATCCCGCGTTACGAGACGAGGCCAGTTCGGCACCGGCCGCCTCAGTCGCAGCGGTGATTTCCTCATCAGTTGCCGTGTCCGGCAAACCGAGCAGCTTGCAGAGGAGTTTCTTGAAGTCCATAACTTGATCCTTGTTGGTCGATTGTGCCGTGGCGGCGTGTCTGTTACTTACAGGTGGCATGCCACGCAACTGCGGGTCGTTTGTCAAAGCCAATCGCTGCAAAACTTTCGGTCGCAGCAACCGCTTTCCGTCAACCTTCTCAGTCCCAACTTCCTCGAACTCGCGAAGAACAGGACTGACGAGACGATAGATTCCACCTTCAAGCTTCGACTTGCCCAGGGCTGACCAGCGCGGAAGTCCCCACAATCCATCATCACGAATCGCAATGTCCTCGATCCAACCGGCTGCTTCCGTCGGCTTGGTTTCGTCGTGCGAGAAATGGTCGAAGTCAATCAACACGCCAGGGAAGTTCTGGCCTTCCTCGGCATTGCGCTTGTTCCAATCCTCAACCATTGCGGAGAACGCGGCTTCGTCGAACTCCTGTATGATCTCCTCTCGCTTCTCTTCGTCGCCATCATAGGTTCGGAGCATGCCGGCCTTGCGGCCTTTCGGAACCAGCATGATCCAGCCGTCCTTCGACAAGCTGAACTGGCCTCCTGCAGCCTCGCCCATCCGACACGTCACCAGTTGACCGGGCCCAGAAGCCTCGCGCCTGTTAATCGTGAAGCCGGAAGCTCTCCGGGCCGTTGCCAGCGATTCTCCTCGCCGGATCGCGCACTCGACCACTGCCTTGTCGGCTACCGCAACCCATGCGTCGCTCTGCCGGAGCTTGGCAGCATCAGCACGGAACTCCTTCCAATCCGGAAGCGGCTCACCGTTGAATGCAATCCCTCCTACTGCTACGCAGTAGGTTTCATACAGGACACCGGCGAGTTGTTCTCGGTCGATCATGGTTCCTCAACACCTTCGGCGAATGCTTCGGAAAGAAGCTGCTCGAACACGCCCTCTAATTCGCTACCCTGGTTGGCTTTCGCAAGAAAATCCGGGAGCTTTTCCAGCAGAGCCTTGAGCTTGGCCGGGTCGTCATC